CGTCGCCCTCCTTTCGGTACAAACCTGTACCGGCCCTCTTTGAGGTGTGTTAATACGCACTTTAAACGGTCAAAACTACCTACATTGGGACAATGACATGCCGTTGGAAATTCTGGGTACGAGCTCCATTGATCCGGGTAATGGGGGCTCCCTTTCTACAGGGCCCTCCCATACTCGGTATACGGAACGCTCAGCTACCCAACATACCAGCGGTCATGCCCAACGTAGGGTCGACCCTCACGCATGGATGGCTCCTACGGCGATGCACAATCGCTTTGAAGAGTACCAGTGCGCGATGGTGCAGTTCGGCGTCGTTCCGGGTTGGATCGGTCACAATGGGATCACATATGCTGGTCCCACTGAGGCAGATTTCCTGGTTAATGACGACTTGTACAACCGAACTGTAATGAAGGCCCTCAACAACCTGAAAGACCAGAAAGTTAACCTCTCACAAGCTTTTGCTGAGAGGCAGCAAACGGTCAATCTCGTCGCTTCGTCTGCTAAACGTATGGCACAGGCAATCAATGATCTTAAGAAATTGGATTATCGAAAGGCTGCGTCGCGGTTTGGCTTGACGGGCAAGGGCAAGGGCAAAACGATTGCCGAGTTATGGTTAGAGCTACAGTACGGTTGGAAACCGTTGCTGAGTGACATTTATGGTTCTGCTGAACAACTCGCCAAAAGCGATGCGGACAGCAAACGCTACGTTGTCACTGCTAAGGCGTCGAATCGCGAAAAAGATATAGTGGTGTATCCCATTAATCCTCACGGGATACATTACACTGGACTCTTGAAGCGCGAGCTCGGCTGTTATGTCAGGCTGGATGCATACATTGATGATCCATTACTTGGCACAGCAGCTGCCTGCGGGCTTACAAACCCCGCTCAGCTAGCTTGGGAGGAGTTGCCTTGGTCGTTCGTCGCCGATTGGTTTGCCCCCATTGGGACTTACTTGTCGACGTGGGACGCACCGTTAGGCTACGCTTTTCGTGGTGGGTCTGTATCCACTCGGAGAGTAAACTCCTTTTCTGGAGGGTTGGAACGCGAGGGATGGGGCCTTGGTGGCTCATTCCCCTACTGGTATGGTGTCGGCGCCTCCTTCTTTAAGAAAGAGGTCATCCGTACGCCGTACGGCGGCTTTCCAGTTGCGACGTTTCCCGGGTTTAAAAACCCGTTATCCTTGACCCATATGGCAAATGCTTTAGCCTTATTGCGTCAAGCTGTTTCATAACCGTTACATCAATCCCTTTGGAGGGATTTCTATGCCGGAACAGGCAGCTATTGTCCTAGTGGACACCACCCCGACCCCTGACGTGAATTACACGTTTGGGCCAGTGAAACAGTCGGGAGACGAGGCAAGTTGGGCAGAGCGCTCTGGAGGTATCCCAATTGGCTATGGCCAGTTGAGCATCTCTATTCGCCCGCCCAGCGCCAAGTCGCTGGAGAAGTATTACCTTGTGACGGCTCGTGTTACGATCCCGACCCTGGAAGTTACTTCGCCCTCTACCATGACCGGAATCCAGCCGGCTCCGACGGTTGCTTACAAGCATATCGCCGAGGTCAAGTTCTGGCTCTCCGATCGTGGCACGTCTGACGAACGACTCAAGCTGCGCGATTTCGCGTCGTACTTGGTCGGTGACACGGCACAGCTCCAGCCCATCCTGCAAAACCTGGAAGGTTTTAATTAACCTACCATGGCTCGCAACGGGTTGGTTGCTGCTCGTGTACGCCGCCATCCCGGGTTGTTACCCGATGGCGTCGTTGTCTTTTTACTTATCCACAAGGCAATCCTATGGACAAGAGACGTGGCAGCAGTACTACTACTGCTGATTGTGTTTTGGGCGTTCCTTCATTGGAACTCGCTCTCGGTGTCCTTGACAGGATCCCAGGAGCACACGCAACCGCCGCTAGCATCTGTTTCGCCAGCGGCGACTACGAACGTGGCGCCTCGCTTCGAGTGGAGCCTTCAGATCATACAAGACCCGAAGACTTCGCTTTAGAGCTTCTTGGCGCTTCCCTTCTGCGAAAATATCCCGGTTTGCCGGGATCCGCGGATAGGGCGAACGTAGCCATCGAAAAGTGGATAGCGTGTGAAGAGCAATGCCGCCTCACCAACGAGCGTATCAGGGACTTCCGTATCGGTCAGATTCGATCTGACCTGCATGATTCATTCCGAATCGCGCGTAAAAAGATACAAAGGCTCCTTGGTCCGTTTCGCTGGTCAAAGGTTGCAAAGTTCTTCGGTTTTGGACCAGGGTCAACCACTCGGTTGTCTTACTCCAAACGACACCTCCCGTTCAAATACGGGCTTGAGCCCGAAACGACGTTCGATAACCTTGCTTCTGCTGCGGCCGTAATTGGCCTCAGCCCCGTGTGGTGTTTAGCCACCGGTGGCCGGATAACCGACGGTATCCTCCCATGTTTTCGCATTAAGGAGGAAAGCAAGGTCACTACTGTGCCTAAAGATGCTTTTGTCGACCGTGTTATAGCTATCGAACCAGATATGAATATGTTTATTCAGAAGGGGTTCGGCGGTTACATACGTAATCGACTTAAGCTGGTGAAAGTTGATCTTGACGATCAGTCCCTCAATCAGCTGTTAGCCCAGCAAGGAAGCAGAGGTAGCTTAGCTACCATCGACCTTTCGAGCGCAAGCGACACAGTTTCGTGGGAACTCGTTAAAGAACTACTAGATCCAGAGTGGTATGAGGCTCTGCTTTCATGCAGGACCCATAATGCTCGTCTGCCATCTGGAGAAGTTATTACCCTCCAGAAGTTCTCATCAATGGGTAACGGCTTCACATTTGAGTTAGAGAGCCTGATTTTTTGGGCCCTCTGTTCATCTGTGTGCAAGTACCCCATCGGTAGAGAAGGGCTACACGTGTCGGTCTACGGAGATGACATAATAGTCTCTGTTGAGGACTTCCCTGCTGTAGTCGATATACTTGGGTTCTCTGGTTTCACAACCAACCCCAGGAAGACTTTCAGTACAGGCCCTTATCGTGAGAGTTGTGGTAAACACTACTTTCACGGACACGATGTTACTCCCATTACCATCACCAAGGAGATTACCCATGTCAGCCAGTTGTTACTTTTATGCAACAACCTGGTCCGGTTTGCATGCAGACAAGGCCAGTTCCTTTACAGGGACTCGGCTGTGTATGATGCATATCGGTTCGCTGTGGGTCATCTCCCTCGTAACTTCTCTAGACCTCGACTGCCGGATGGATACGGTGACGGGGCCCTTATCGGGTCCTTTGCCGAATGCCTCCCAAGTCGTTGTCGACGAGGATGGGACGGGTGGAGAGTCGCCGGTGTTCTGCTTCCAAAGCAGGTATATCGTCGATCCACGGGAGTTCACACGCTCGCTGCATGCCTTTCTAGACTCGAGGCAGCAAACCCGCATACCTTCGATAGAGGACTTTTCGACCGAATTTTTGGATATGGTCGAGCAAGCTCTACAGGAGGGACCGCGAGCTCCAGCTCCTCCCAGGGATACTCTCTGGGAGATGTTTCCGTACAGTTTCGAGGACCTGCGAAGTTCATTCGCGAGGCACTTCGGGAACCGGACGCTAAGCTGGTACGAAGCGTGGTAGCAATGAACACCAGCCTGCCATGCGCACCAGTTGGTGCACGTGGTGTAGGCTCAGCCGAGCTCCCTCACAAAATGAGGTGCAAGGTGGGAAAAGTGTTCATTAAGCAGTGGTGCGACATAGGGCCTTGGCTGTAAAGCTAAGGTACCGTCATGTTGTATTTCCTCTTTGAGGTGGGTGGCAGTCACGGTGACTGCTTTCAGG